CTTGAATAATCGCACCTGTTCCTCCAGCAGTGATAGCAATATTTTCTTCTGCTTCATACAAAGTACCATCATTTGTAAATGTTACTGCTTCTGGAATACCTGTGATATTTGCTTTGATAAAAATATCATCTTCATCATTTGCTGTTCCTCTAATTTCTTCACTCGTTTGAAATGTGCCTGTTATAGTATCTGCGTTTAATATAAATTCTGATACTTCGTTTGCGCCTATTCTAAACTTAAATACGTTTTCTACAATTGCAGTAGCGCCTGATGTTAGTCCTGTGATTTGTCTTCCAATTAAATTAAGTGTATTACCTGTTGTGGATATAACTCGTAATATTGTTTTTGTATCCCAATTACCATCAGATACACGTAACATTTGTTCACGTGGATAAATTGTTTCTGATTTTAATCCAAATAAAAGTTTGAAAAATAATTCGTGTCCTCTATTTGTACCTTTTGCTTGATAAAGTGATTTTACATTTTTAATTAATTTTCTTTTATCAATTCCATCATCTAAAGTTTCAGGTAATGTATTTAAAAACTCGTTTCTAAATTTTGTTAAAAAGTTAGAGATAACTTTATCAGGATCTCTAAAATTTAATAACTCTTGTATATTTGTTACTGGATTTGGTTTGTAGTTATTAATGATTGCACTAGCGTTTGATGAATTACCTAAAACAGTTTCACCAATAACAAATTTGTCTTGCGCTGAAATAAACAAACGACCATTATCTAAATCTTCACCAAGTACAGTTGCAGTTGCATTTGAAGTTTGACCAGTGATTGTTTCACCTCTTGTAAACTTACCAAAGGCTGTACTTTCTAAAAGTATTTTATCACCAGCGTCTAGTTGTGTTCTGTCCGTATCAATACGAGAACCATCTAAAATTAATTCGTTATTTTGATTTGTTTCTGTTTCTAATAAAATACCATCAGTAGTTTCTACAGAAGTTACGACTAACTCTGCAGATTCCATAAACGAATAGTACGACTTAACAAACTCTAAAAATTTAGGGTGTTGTTCTAATACGAACTCTGGAACCTGTTGATTAATCAGGTTTGATATTTTATCCTTAAATGTAGCCATTTTCCTTAAATGTAACTAGATGATGTTGTGTAACCTACACCTGCGTCAGCAGATCCTCCAACAAAAGTATCAGCCTCAACAGTGATAGATGAGTTACCTACATCTATTTCTATTATTTGATCTCTTACCGGAATAATATCATTTGAATTAGGTTGTGTTGTAAATTCTATAACTGATGATGAAGCGCCTCGTATGTTTTCAACGCTTGAAATACTTAAAGATGATACCGTTATTTGACCTGTAGAGTAACTAATAGTACCTTGAGTATTATTAACATAGTTTCTTGTTGAACCTGTTAAATAATATCTTCTTACATTTCCTATTCCGTCATCATCAAGGTAATAAACTCTATTGTTTGTATCGCCTGATATTTTGAAACCTGAAGTTTCTAATACACCACCTTGAGCAGATTTATGTTCTGGATGCGGGTTGTAAATACTATTTCTAAAATAAATGTCATATCTTGCTGAAGTATTTAATAATGGTGTTAATGTTTTTCTCATTTTAATTGTAGTAATGTTTGATAAGATACTTGAATCTGTATCATCAATTAATTCTACAATTTTTGAATATCTAAAAACTTTATCAAATTTTTCTAAATTATTTGTTGTGTAATTATTTAACGCTGTAATAATTTCAGATTTTAATGTATCAGCAGTTTTCGTAGTTGATTTTTCATCATACTTAACATTTGAAGTTAATAAGATAGTTGTAGTTTCTGGATCAATAATTTCTGGTCTAACAGAAGCCACATTAAATCTTTTTAATTGTGTGATAATAGATTGTTTAGTAGTATCAGTTAAAGTAGAACCTGACGCTGCTTTAATCGCAATCTTTACAACACCATAAACTGGCGTTTCATCATCTTCGCCACCCCATGCTGAAACTGATTGAGCATTAGGATATAACTCTAATACTTTTGTTTCATAATCACTTGTTGTAACTGCTCTATCTTGTGCTGAATATTGTAATGGAGCATTAAATCTAATTGACTCTTTTGATTGTCCTTCTGAACCGCCTTGTGCTGCTGAATTTGTTGTTATAGTTACATCACTAAATCCACCTATCGTTCCTGATAATGTAAATGTTGAAGCATTATTTGCTTCTGTTTTGTTTGTAACAATGTATTCTAAAATTACAATATTACCATCATCTAAAGATTTACCTATAATACCATCACCAAAATAAATTTCAAATTTATTATCTTCTACTTCTTGTATAAAATAAACTCTACTTGAATCATCTAAACCTGTGATACTTGTTGCTAAATTATAAGTTGCTGTAGTTGTATCTGATATTGAGTTTTGAACTTTTACTTTTAAAGTTGATGTATCTGCTCTAGCAGAGTTTATCACAAATCTTTGATCCGGATCAGAACTATCTACTGTGTATTTGTAAGTAACAGAACTTCCTTCATAGACATTTATATTTGAAAATCTATAAACTCCATTTGTTGGAGTTATTGTTGCATCAGCATTTGTAATAAATTGATATGAAACACCATTCACACTAGTTGTAAAAACTGTTCCTTTATCCATAGTGATAGATGTACCTGTTGCATTATTAATTAATATATCTATGTTTGCAATTGGTGATCTTGGTGATGTTGGTGTATAACCTAACATCTTAGCTAATGAAACTATACTACTTCTTAAATCTGCACTATCCAAAAACATTTCATTTGCTACAACGTTTGAATTGTATGCAAGATAGTGTGTGTTGTATGCAAGTAAGTCAAGTAAAATAGAAAAACCAGAACCTTCAAAATTATAGTCTTGGAACTCTGATTGATTTTGTAAAAATGTTTTTAAGTTTGCTTTGATTTGGTCAAAATCTATTGCTGATATTTCTAATTTATTTGATGCCATCTTATCTTAATCTTTCTAAAAATGTTTCTACAACGACAGGGTCTTCTACACCTACAACATAAAAATAAATTGAAACTTTTAATCTATTTCTATCTGGTTCATCATCAACAGTAATTTGATTTAATGAAACCCTTGGTTCAAAATTTGTAATTACTTCTTCTATTTTTCTTTTTAAAAATATACCCGTTAATGGTGTATAGTTTTCAAAAAGCAATTCTCTAATTCCACAACCCAATTCTGGATGGAATGGTCTTTCATAAAAATTAGTTTGAACTAAATTTTTTACACTTCTTTTTACAGCATCAACATCTTCAATTTTTACTATATCGTTAGTCACAGGATTACGAGAAAAATCTAAATCTAAATCTTTGTATAATCTTGTACTACGTTTACTCTTATTAGTATTTGAAGCGTCATATATTGCCATAACACTAATATTTATACACTATCCCGCAAATACATTTGGAGAACCTGCTGCTACACTTGTACAACTAGATATTGCATCTCCAATGCGACCACAACCCTTTCTATTAATAAAAACAGTTGTAGAACCTACAGCAATAGGTGCTGTATGAGGTGGGCACACAGCTGCTGGTATTAAATGTGATGTGTTATTATCACCTTGACGTGAAACAGGAATACTATTTACTCTTACGTTTGGAGATCCTTCTGCTCTTGTCATTCCTGAACAATGAGGAACATCTGCATCGCCTATTCTAGTTACCGCTGGCACGTGACATTAACTCCTTTAAGTAATCATTATACTTTGACATTTGATCGTGTTGTTCTTCTGTATGTGGTTCAGGTGGATAAACAGGTTTAAATGATATTAATTGTTCAAAACTATTTGGTATCTCATCATATCTATCGTATTTTTCTAACTTGCCATTTTTTCTTATGACAAACTCACCTGTTAACATATTTTCCCTTGTCCTCTATATGGTTTAAATGATCTTTTTTTAGATTTGTTCATTGAACTTTTTTTAACATTTTTTCGATTACCTTGTGATGTTTTTTTAGGTATTCTTTCGTGTCTAACATATTCTTTTGCTAATTTTGCCATTATCTACCTAATTTCTTTTTTCTTCCAAGAGGTAATTGAATTGAACTAACAATCT